CCTCCTTGCCTCTTTTATATGAGGAGTAACAAAGTCGTTATACCTATATGTCCCGTGCCTTTCTGTCTCCATCGGGATCTGGTCATTGAAGTTCATAAAACTTGTGAAGAAATACCTCGGGCGGCTATCTTCTAACGAGAAAAGATATGGCTCAACCGTTCCCGGTCTATACCCTATCGTAACTTTGCTCTCATATGACCCTCCGCCATTCTCATCAGTTTCCTGACAAAATATGGTAAGGTCATCATCAAGCGGATCACCGAAAGCTATAATGCCTGCCCATGCATCCGTCTTCATTCCATCACTTATTCTCTTTATTGCCTCTTTTTCCTTATCAGTTCCTTTTACATAGTTTCCCTTCACTTCAAAAAAGCATCTAAGATCAGTTAAATAAAAATCCGGAAGATAGTTAGTTCCGTCGCTTAAGACAAGTCCTACCGGCTCATATTCCCATCTGATACCTATAGCATCAAAGAACACTGCCCACTTAGCCTCAAGCCTTGACCTAAACAGATACCCCTCATATTCAGTTTGAATGCTATCCATTATTTACCTCCTCGCACGAGAAATACCTTATTCTCTTCTTAAGCCTTGTGGCATACGCCAACTCCTCTCGCATCCCATCGCTTACAACATCACCCATTGCCCATACCTCATCACACTTTGCAAGCAGCACCCTGCCGTTATAAAGTGCTTCCTCCCTCTCCGTCTCTTCCGACATGAACTGTGGGAATAAAAGATGTGGTGCTATGGCAATGCAACCGCGATCAGTCGCCCATCTGCAGTACTTCCTTGCCTTCTCGACATTCGCATCGACATCACCTTTGTATGGACTGCATATGTAGACCATCATCTTGTATTTGTCTTCCATGAGACTTCCTCCTTTCCGAGAGGCGCTTCCTCTCACCCTATAGGCGAAGAAAAATCTCAAAAGTTTACATTTCGATCTGGCCAGATTAAAAAGACGGGGAATGAACCCCGCCTTTTCAGTCTTTCATATAGAATGAGCATTCATACCCGTCAGCCTTAAGAGGCAGCCCTTCTATCCAAGGTGGAGCCTGACTCATCTTCTTACATACATCCTCTACCTTCATATCAATCGACGCTTCTATAACTACCTCATCATGGACGTGTGCCACTATCCGGCAATCCGATAAGGTCTTCATTGCATATACCAAAATATCTCGACTTACAGCCTGTGTTATATTCTCAACAAACTTAGGGCCGTAGGATTCGACCCGGCCCCAGTGCTTTGTGGCATCAAGGCCATAATACATAACTGACTCTGAGCCAAACTTATTGATCCCGATATGCGGTTTCACATATGTAAGCTCCCGTCCGCTTGGAAGTTTTATAAGAAGCATACCGCCTTTATATTTAAAAGATACGCTTCCTACCCGTGTCTCGGTACGCTCCGATACCGCCGTCTTAACCGCGCGGTCAACATCCCACCAGTATCGCACGATCGCCGGATTACTTTCTCTCCACATATGCACAAGCCCACCAAGCTCATCTTCAGTAAATCCCATATCAAGTGCACCAAAAGCAACCATTGCACCTACAGAGCCTCCATACCCCAAAGATAACTCGCAGAGCTTTCCGACACTTCTCTTATCAGCGTTTATTCCGTGCTTTTCGACAGGGATACCGAACATAGCTGATGCACTGGCACAGTATATGTCCTCATTATTAAGAAATGATTTGATTCGCCACTTCTCCCCTGCAAGATATGATAAGGCTCTGGCTTCAATAGCAGAAAAATCAGATACTATGTACTTCATTCCCCTTGGAGGTATCGAGGCAGTTCGTATCAGCTCCGATAGCACCAGCGGGATATTATCATAAAGGATAGACAGGGCATCAAGGTTACCACACCTTACAAGATCCCGCGCTTCGGCAAGGTCGCTCATATGGTTTTGCGGCAAGTTCTGATATTGGATATACCTGCCTGCCCATCGGCCTGTCCGGGATGCCCCCATAAACTGGAAGCACCCGTGTGCCCTTCCGTCCTTACAGCGTAAGTTCTTCATTGCTACATACTTTTTAACCGATGACTTTGCAATCTGTTGCCTAAGCGTTAAGACCTCAGACACCTCTGCGGAAGCCACCTTTAAGAGCTCTGTGACGGCTTTTTTATCTATACTGTCGGTTTCGATGTCATGTTCTTTAAGCCATGCTCTTATCTGCAAAGGGCTGTTTGGGTTCTCAAGCCCGGTTAGGCTTCTTAGCCTATCCATCAGCATCTGTGATACCTTCTCGTTTATTGATATGGCATTATCAACTACGGCCATATCAAGAAGTACACCTCTATCATTTATAGGCTGATCGATAAGTGTCCACTCATCCCAGATAAAATCCGGTACGGGGTAATTCTTAAGCTTTTCCTTGATCTGCAGCTCAACCTCTACATCTCTCTTGTTATAGAACTTGTACATCTCCCACTTGTCAGGAGCATGTTCCGGGAGGTTCCTTGTCCTGCCTCCATTTGCTTTTGTCGGAGCACACGGCACTGAGAAGTATTTGATGAGCACCTTACCCTCATCAAGCTTTTGCTCTGAAAGCTTTAATACCTCTCCTGACATCTCAAGCGATAATGGCAATCCCCGGTATGCACACCATATCATCGTGCAACGCCAAGATTCAGGAGATAAGTATCCTGTCGTCCCTTTTATTCGGTTAATATATGTTGATAAGCAGATACGCTCAAACGATGCGTTATGAGCCCATTTGAGCACATTTATATCTGTAATAGCATCAAGTATCTCTTCTAGTATCTTCTCGCCGCAGGCAAGGTCTATAACAGTTACCGGTCCACCGTCAATTGAGTAACCGAACAGCAGTATCTCAAAATCCTCCGACTCGACATATTTATATACACCGCACTCCTTAAGGTTCACAGACGAATATGTTTCGATATCTATAGATAATTCCATAGTTCCCTCCACGCCAACGAAGCGGAGAGGTTGCCCTCCCCGCCCCGAAAGGATGTAAATCATGACAGATAGTCGTCATCCGCAAAATCGTCAGCTGCCTTGATCCTGCCTCCAAGGGGCTCGCCGTCCTCAAGTTTCATAATGTTATTAAGGCCGCAGGCGATACCCTTTGCAGTGCCTGTATTGTACGCATAGAACGTCACGCTGACACGTGCATACACACCGCTGTAGATCTCGGTATGGTCAAGGATCTCGTTAAGGTCTGCATCAACAACGCCGGGAGCATTTGTGCTGTTTGCGTTAAAGAAATAGCTGTCTTTGTACGCTTCATCGTCCGGGCGCTCCAAGTCCCCGTCACGAAGAGGTGTTTTTAAGACATTAAGGGAAGGTGCTGTCTTGGCGTTTCCTTTAAGTTTTGACAGGCCCTCTTCATATGCGGCCTGTATCGCCTTTTCGATTGCCTCGATTGTCTTCGTGTCCGACTTGGGTACGATAACGCTCGTACTGTACTTAGGTTTTGCCCCATCAAAGGAAGCCTTGGGCTCCCAGATCGAGCAATACGACAGGCGTACCTTGCCAGTCTTAACCTTAGTAACAATAATAGGTGCCTTTAACATAATTCATTCCTCCTTAAAATCTGCTTCTGCTGTTATTCTCATTGCCGGACGCTTATCCGACATAGGTACAAGTGTTGGCTTACCTGCCGGTTTTTCGATGTATTGACCGAGCAAGTCATCAAACTTTTTCTTACCGAGCAGCCGTGTCATAGCTGTAATGCCAAGCACTGATCTCTCATACGGGTCATAGCCGGCGCTCTTTACTGCTTTTACGACGTCGCTCTCGTTTGTGTACTTACGGTTTGACCTGCCCTCTACAAGCTTATAGTCAGACCATATCTTTCCTGCGATTGCCTCATTTAAGGCATATTCCTTGATATCGTTTGCCCATGATATGAAGTCATCGGCTCTAGCAAGTATCGCTTCTATCTCTGAATCCTCAAGCTCATCAGGTTTTGCGAAGTCATAGCGAGCTATCTCAAGCTGATACTCAGCTCTTTTACGGCACTTGGACTTGAACTTACAGAATAAACAATGATCTCCTGCGACATACTCGCCTTCGCCCTTTGCTGCTCTCTTAGCTGCAGGTGCAAGAACATCCCTGCCCCATGATAAAAGGTCATTCTTACTTATTGTGTATGTCTCGGCTATATCAAGCCTTGGCTGGAAAATGCTCATCGACACAGTGTCTATGTCGTATATCCCGTCAAAGGCTGCCAAAGCTCCGAGAGCATAACAGGCCATCTGAGGATTAACACCTTCCTTATCTGATCCTGCGGAAACCGGGACACCTTTCCCATATTTAAAGTCGATGATATGAAGATTCCCGTCATCGACTATCACACAGTCGCCGGTCCCAAATCCCCCGGGAGCATAGTCAGAAAAATCAAGTTTCTGCTCTACCATTACAGTAGCCGTATCGGTCACATGCTCCATGACAAAGGTCACATACTCATCAGAACAATCCTCCATCTCCTGATCGAGATATTGTAAGTTAATCCGCGGGTCCTCAGCCTTTTTGACCAGCGCAGTCAAGAGCTTATATTCACACAATGCATGGGCATCCGTACCCTGCTGTGCGAAGCTGCTTGACTGGTCCGGCATCTCGGCATTCCTCATAGCCGAAGGGTTACACGCTATCCACATCTTTGCCGATGAAGGTGGCAGACTCGAGTGAACTTTACTCATTCCCGATCACCTCCGCATCTGCTATGAGCGCAGCATAGTTTGATGCGTCTACTGCAGAGAGCCTGTCAGCTCCGTACTTTGATATAAGATCCTTTACCTCACTTGTATGCCCGGCTCTTGATTTATCAGCAAGAACGGCTCTCACGTCCTCAAGGGTATACTGCTTGGTGTCAGAGGATACTTCCTCCGGTTTAGGGTCTGCCTTTGGCTTCGTGGCCTTCTTCTTAGGTTCATCTACCGCAAGCAGCCCCTCACCGACCTCTCTTAGTTTCTCTGCTATCTCTACAAGTGCTTTTCCAATATTCTGTTGTTGTTCGGCTGTCATCTTATTCCTCCTTGACTTCCTTTACATCCACGGACTTGACCGTCTTGCCGGGTGTCAGAAGATATACAGTTTGGTAGTCTCCGAAGAGCCAATGTAACAGCTTCGATGGTAATCGCCTCTGAGCACCCCTAAGCACTGAGGTCCGTCCGTGCTCATCAGCTATTGTGATGGTTACCTTGTGCTTCATGTGTGACCTCCTCTCCGAAGGGCTCTTCTCCCTTCCTACCCTATAGGCCACACATAAGCCCCCATAATTTACATTCTGTAATTTTTCCGAATAAAATCTTCTGCCCTACTTATCAGGCGACTTACGGCTGCAGGCTTAATATCCATGATTTTTGCGATCTGAAGGTTTGACAGGTCATGGAATCTTGATAGCACATATGCCCTGCGCTGCTTATCTGTCATCTGTCCGATAACCTCCCAAAACATATCGACTGCAGGGTTATCGCCGGTTGTTCGTTCGTGATAGGCATATTGGAGAAGATCGGAATTACTCTTCTCGTCCCTTTCATACTCAAGGGAGGCATTCCATTTATATGGATACTTCTCTCCGGGATGCTCCTCTTCCCACTCCTTCATCTGCTGCTTTTGCTGTTCGGTAAGATTGGCCTTGCAGTTCTTTACGTTGTTATAAACTTCGCGATTGTACTCATTGATAAGGATATGAATATCATCCTTGGTAATGATGTGCCCGTCATGACTTACATCCCCGGGTCTGATTGTAAATGATGCGCCTGTAACGCTCTGATAGGTATAGTAGGGATTCTCCTCATCCCATGTGATCTTGTGAAACTTCATAGTTCCCTGCCTTTCTGCCGCGTCATGGCACGTTGGCAAGGGAACCAGTCTCGAGAAGGCTAACCTTAACAAGAGCTACTCTACGAGAGATACAGCTGTCTTAATGACAACTGCTTCTCGTATGCATCCCTTGCCGTCGGTTGTACTTCCCGCGGCCTAGTAAAATGGTCTGTAGTTGTTCTGTTCCGTCAATGGAACACTTTGGGTAAAAATAAAGCGTTCCGTCAATGGAACACTTTTAGTCTATCACACCTGTTCCATCAAATCAACACCCTGAGCAAAAAATGTTGCATTAATGGAACAGTGATGTTATAATTACCTTAAATAAAGGGGATTTAAGGAGGCATCACTTTGAGTACAACTTTGGGGAAAGTTATCGCAGAGCGCCGTGATGAATTGGGTTACACCCAGAGAGAGCTTGCACGAGCCGTAAAACGTAGCAATGCTACAATTTCAAGAATCGAAACCGATGATAATCTCACTCCGGATAATCAAACATTAAAGGATATAGCTGAATTTCTAAAACTTGATTACAACTATCTTCTGGCACTAAACAATCAGATTGACGACGAGCCTGAGATCCGAATGATCCAGCGCGCAGCAAAAAATATGACCCCAGAACAGCTCGAAAGCATGATGGGAATATTACAAAAGCAATTCAAGGAAGCCTTTGCGAAGGCTGGTAAAGATAAAAAGGATATATGATTTGTCATATATAGCAGATTATCAAAAAGCAGCAGAAACCGCCATTCAGGTGCTTGAGGACTTCAATGTTTCTCAAGCACCTATTAAGTTGACGCCTATTTTTGATGCTATGTCAAATGAGCTTCAGATATGCTCCTATTCTCAATTCATGTCTGAAACGGGTGTATCATATTCCGATGTTTTAAATCTCTTTGAATCAGATTTGGGGGTTTGTTGTTATGACGCATCCACGGCTCGAGCAATGATATATTACAATGGTTCCCTCTCTTTTGAATGGATTCGCTTTACGCTTGCGCATGAACTCGGTCACATCTTCTTACAGCATCATGAAATTGCCGGAACCACTATCCTGCAACGGGCTTTCATTCCAAAACAAGATTATGAAGAATTCGAAAAAGAGGCCAATGTCTTCGCAAGAAATCTCTTAAGTCCCGCGCCCCTTGCAAAGGAACTTATAGATGAATGCAATGACGGCTATGAAATATACAGGCTAATGAGTGCATTTGAGATAACTGATCGTGCTGCACAAGTACGCCGTGGATATATCGGTCGAGACTTAAGGGACTACTCCGATGAAATGAAAAGGACTGTCTCCGGCATTCATAGAAAATATCGACGCTACTGTCAGCTATGTAATCATGAAGTACCACGCGGCGCTGTATACTGCACCTTCTGCGGTCAGTATTCAATCGACTACACAATGGATCCTATTCCACTACCTGAAGAGATTGAGAAAACACAAAACGGAATACTTGCGCATTGTGCTCGATGCGGTAATAAGGATATCAGCGACAACGCATGGTACTGTAAAGTGTGCGGTGCACCTATAAGGAATATATGCTATGCTGATAACATGGCAGCCCCGTCTAGGGGAAGACACATTAATCCTTCTTATGCATGTTACTGCGGAGCGTGTGGCTCCGAGACATCATTACACAGACATAAGATTATCCCTACAGAAAGGATGGTTTATCCAATGATTTATAATGACGGTGTTAGCTATGACTACGAAACTAAACGTGTCGAGATATGTCCGCGATGCAAAAATGAGCAATTTAGTGATGGCTCATTATATTGCCGGATCTGCGGTCTTGACCTATATAATAAATGTGAAGGCAATGAGGACATAGACATCAACGGAGCAACCTTTATATACGATCAACACGTCAATCCTTCCAATGCCCGTTACTGCGAATTCTGCGGTAAAAAGACATCTTTCTTTATAGAAGGTCTTCTATGTTCGTATGAACAGTATAATGATTTTGATATTCCACCCGGCATTGACGAAGAGACTTTACCGTTTGATTGATAATACCTGGAGATTCTAATATGACTTTAGCTGAACAACGCAGATTAATTGAATATGCAAAAGATAAAATAGCCCCTTATAACCCAGCCGACCCTGATAGGATGCGTAAAAAGGTTTATGCGCATCTTATCGAAGCACCGATGAATGAAAGTGAAATGACCGATGAGAAGCTTCTTTTACTCTTGGAGCTGTTCACTCCAGAAAGTATTAATACAGCTTATGGCTATTTCGTGGACAGAAATCAAGATGAAGACTATATACCAGAGAGATATACATTCGCTATCTCTGGCGATACCGACTCCCCTGAATATCAGCAAGCTAAAGCTCTCATGCATAAAATGCATAACGGATGGATCAAGGGAACACTCCGGGAAGAATCATCCACTGGAATCAAAGGGCACCTTTCCCTATCATTCGGACTTGTCGACAAAGAACGTAATCACATAAAAATGCCCCTTGAGCTTGACGCTACTTTTGTTCCTGAAGAACTCGACATGGCAGATGAGAACATCACAAATCTATTTGCCGTATCAGAAGCGGCAGCAAGCATTTTTCCAAACGCCGATTCACTTCCAGATCATCTACACGGCTTAGAACCAGCAATCGATTCAGATATGCCACACACAAAATACACCGTTCGTGTATATAGAGTTGAACACGGAAATACCATAACAATTCAAGATGGAGATAACTGTATCCTTTTTGACTGTGGACACGGAAAGAAACTGGATACCAAAGTAAAGAATACTATTATCGATAGCGTCAAACCTGATATTATAATTTTTTCACATTGGCACATTGATCATAGCAATTTGCTTGCTGATATAAACTGCTCCAAACTTAAGCTAATAGTATACCCCAATCAGAATAATCTCGGGAAACAAGGCCAGCAAACTATATACAAGCTGACTACGCTTTTTCAGAATGGTGTTATCCCTGTCGATCTTTCACAATTAGGTACCTATAACAGTGATTTTCTTAAGAATTACGGCTTTGAGAGAATAGATGTTTTCATCGGGCAAGGAAAACAAGATCCAGGGGTAGGATCCCCTCTTGGTCATATCGGATATGACCGTTCTATTGACGACAACGGTGCAATTCTATCAATAAAGAATTGGAAATCAAATAAAAGAGCCATTCTCCCCGGGGACTGTTCGTACTATTCTTGGCCAGATACCCCTGAGCTTGATCTCTTAAACACAATAAAACTAGTTGTTCCGCATCATGGAGGACATGCAATAAAGCAGAATAAAACTGGTTATTCACCTAGTTTTTACACAGATATTATAGTGAGCACAGAAAAAGATATTTTTTATGATCGTATTGAAGCAAATAGCCAAACATACCATCGTTCTTATGTATATAGCAGAATGCAATCGCCACATGAGCATATCACTCATAACCAGACCGGCGTATATATATCATTCAAAATTTGACCATCTCTTCTTACGATTATAATCCCTCTTCGACTTCATATCCCGCGTCCCGGTATTGAAGTCGTTAGTAACCCGACGCTTCTTGGCTTTGAGCTTGCGTAGGTTCTTGTCGATCATAATACCTATTATAAAAATATTACATCTCAAACAACGCTGTAAAGATTCCATTTTCCATATCAGCAATGTTATACAAGTGCTCCATTGTATTGAATGTCTCTTCAAGGTTCCTTCTGGCACTTCTCCAGCCACCACCATCAGTAACCCAAACGAACTCAACATTATCAATTTGACTTGCTTCTTCGGCAATCATTTTGTAACTCCTTGCTGTTTCATTGAGTTTGGAACCGCCACCGCTATAGAAATTCGTCTCAATTACATAGACACGGTTCTTTGTTTTTACAACGAAATCCCATCGTTTTGTAGAGGTCCCCTCAGCCGAAATCGCGGACAAGTCTACATTCCATTTTCTCTCGATTTCATTAAGATACATCTCTTTATAATATTCCGCGCCCGACTTTTTTATATAACTTTCCACAAGGTCTTCCATCTGGTGACCTCCTCGGTTCTTTCTTCCATTACTGTCAAGGCCGGTTTCAATGCCGAGGGCATAATCAACAAGATTATTAACTAAGTGTTCCGCTATAAGACTGAACAGTCCGGTCTTCCTCATGAACATCATATATTGTTCTAACGAATAATTCATACGATTGAAATTATAAACATATGACCCATCTGCATCCTGAGCATAGATTTCGTTTTGACGAACTGCAAGTAACGTTGGAATACATTTTAATATCTCAGGGTATTTATTTAGCAAGGATCTAAATTCGTTTTCAATGTTCTTGGAACCGATCAAGGTATTCATTATATTCAATTCTACTCTGATCGATTCAACGTTTTCATATACTTTTTCAAAATCAACATAATAGTCATAACCGTTGATACTTGGTCTCATTTTGTTTAACCAATCGTTAAAACTTCTCATTGCATCCGCCTCCAGTTTTTCTGTAATACTGCAAAAGATGACCACATACATGACCATCTTTGCAAAAAAGTATCTAGGTGAGCAAGAATACACTACGATAATGCGTCTCTTAGTTCTTCCTCTGTATAACCAAAAGTGTAATCTTCATCCATTCCATATGATTGCCAGATTAATGCGGCATCATAAACGCTTAAACGTTCGCTTGATGATCCGCCGCTTCTACATTCTTTACACCACGACTGAGGTTTTGTATGACCATAACGGTATCCAAAAATCTCTTCAATCTCATCTTCTCCTCTTGCTATTACACCGCATTGCGGACATTCCGCATATAAACCGTGGGGCATTTTAATCTCCTTTCATTAATCGCTAGACCTAAAACTACTTAGCCTCTTTTGAGAAAGCTCAATAAACTCCGGGTTATTATCTATCCCAATATATAACCTATTAAGTTTTTTACATGCCACGCCCGTTGAACTAGAACCACAAAAGGGATCCATAACAACATCACTCTCATTTGTTGATGCAAGAACAATTCTTTCCAAAAGATATACTGGTTTCTGTGTCGGGTGTTTGCCTTCTTTTTTCTCGGACGGTGGTGTCAAGGTCCCGCTCCATACGTCCTTCATTTGTTTTCCACCATTAATTTCTTTCATCAAATCATAATTGAAATAATGGTGCGACTTTTTCTCGTCTTTTTGCGCCCAGAGAATGGTTTCCGTGCTATGAGTAAAACACCGGCAAGCCAAATTCGGCGGTGGATTAGTTTTCTGCCATGTAATATTATTAATAATCTTATAGCCTTCCTGCTCAAGCGCCATCCCAATAGAATAAATATTGTGTAATGTTCCACTTATCCAGATTGAGCCGTTAGGCTTTAAAACTCTTTTGCAAGCCTTAATCCATCGTCTATTAAATCTATGCTTCTCCTCAATCGAATCTATCTTATCCCAGGAGCCCTTATTAACCGAAACCATTTTACCGCCTTGACAAGTAATGCCATCGTTCGAAAGAAAATAAGGCGGGTCGGCAAAAATCATATCTGCGGATTCCTTGGGACAATTCTTGAGTATTTCGAAGGTATCACCCAGATATAATTGCGCAGACTCATCCGCATAAAACGGGTTCTCTTTATTTATCTTATATTTCATAATTGGTAATAATGACTTCTTTTCCTTTTCTCTTTTTAGCATCGCTATTGATTGCACGGTTTACTTCGACATTCTCAATCTTGAAACCATCGTATAATTCATATACGAGCGGAACGTCGTGATTGCTCAGCATTACCTTTACGCCCTTGTCACTAAGTTTCTTATAGAGTTCTGCAAGTCGAACATGGTCCTTATACTCAAACCCATCGCTTGTATAATCAGTGAAATTTGCTGTTACACTTACCGGTATATATGGTGAATCAAAGTATACAAAATCACCCTTTTGTGCTTTTTGACAAGCTTCCTCAAAATCCTGGCATGTGATGCTGACGTTTGAATGTGAAAGGTAATACCCTATATTCATGAGATTAACCTCATCCATAGACTTACCCTTTTGATTATTATTGTAGGGAACGTTGAATTCACCCTTTTTGTTTACTCGATAAAGTCCATTAAAACAATGTTTATTAAGCCAAATCATCAACGCGGAACATTCCAGATCAATTTCATGCTCCCTTATTTTTTCGTTATACCGGTCTCGCATTTTCAGATAATGTTCTTTGTCACAAGGCCCATCGTCCAATTTTCTAATTGCCCTTATGACTTCTCGTGGGTCAGCTTTGAGCTGTCTGTATATATTAATAAGCTGCTCATTGATATCGTTAATGAAAGCAACCGCCGGCTTTTCTCTAAGGAACAAAGCACCTCCGCCGATAAATGGCTCATAATATGCACCATAACTATTAGGCACTCGATCGTGCAGTTTATCAAGTAGTTGTGATTTTCCCCCGGCCCACTTAACAAACGGCCCCATTTTTTTATTACTCATACTAAAAATCTCCTTTTTGCTATCATATTGCCATTCACCTTTATTGATAGCAAGTTATTTATCAGGTACAATACCCCAGGTCATGTTTCTTCCCGAATAATTCCAGTAACGAATATCTTGCTCAATGAATAGCCATTTTATCACCTTTACAACATGGTCCGTCGGTAAGCCCGAATCAAACTTTATTGTTTCTATATCAGCGTCCGAAACATCATGGCATTCATAAACGTCTTTTAGCAAATCATACAGATGTGCATATAATTCGGGATTCTCCTCCTTCTTTTCTATAAGGTCTTCATATATGTCCTCATGTTTAGGAAAATTACGTCTTCTTTTTCCTGCCGGAGCATAATTTGCATTTTCTACACACACAAGAAAATCAAACCCATTGTAAAGATTTGCTGGCCTTTGCAAATAAACTCTATCTCCATTACTTAACGTTTCTACATAATATATGTATCTTGAAGCCAGCTCATCCCTGCCGACTCCTGGTTCCTCTTTTGAAAGTTCATTTATAACACGCATTCTTACTTCGTTTCTAGTTCCTTCATTAGTAAAGAAATGCGTTATTTCATGTCTGGCCATTGTTTTCTCCTATAAACCCAAAAAATCAAGAGGTATTTCGTTAAAGAAATAAAAACATCCCATATCCTCTATATAATCTAATGTATCTCTATACCTGCTGTCACAAAACCAGTCATTAAATACGTAGGCAAATTCGACATCATAACCAATAGGATTAAAAAGCTTTTCATATTCCAACTTTTTGAAGTGACATCCCGGTAGTTTCTCATCAACTGACCCTGCCGCATTTTGAAACTTCTTTTCTATAATATAGGCCTTATCATTTCGGTAATTTACGAAGCACTCATCCGGATGCCACTCCTTGGAATTGTATAAACGATAGTTTATGCCTTTAATTTCTAGAAATCTTGAATATAATTTCTTCTGCGGAACAGACACACCTATCAATTCTTTCCCATTATAAACCTCGCATCCTCGCAAAACATACCCTGCTGCTTCCAATAAAGCATCAAGTGACGTAGTTTGTTCAAACAACAGTCCGTTTCTATTTGTTTGCGCTCCACCGCCGTATCTATTTGGAGTTCTTGGCATGTTAAAACCCCCTTTCTTCGCATAAGGCTGCTATTTCTCTCCAGCCCATTCTTTTCATAAACACAACGGCATTTGACACCGGACGGTTATTAAATAGTATCTCATAAGCTGCCAATCTCTTAATTCTTCTACCTAGTTTTGTATTTGGATAGTTTTCCTCTGAAGTCATTGCCATATAGAATGTTGTAAATAATTTGTCTACAGAAAGCGCATCAGACGGATCATATTTATTCGCCATATTCGTTATACGTTTCAAAACATTATTGTCGATTTGTTTTGTAGTCGAATCAAAAATAGCGACAAAGTCCGAATAAACTCTGTTTGCGCCATATTTGTCAGCCAATTCCTTTAATTCTGTGAAGTAATCCTTATCAAGTGGAGGTCTCCTAACTCCTGACGGGTTCGTCATATACACACACCAATCGTCTATTGCACCTCTGTCATATTCTAAGAATGAACCGTCTGTGAATTGTTTTACTAATCTTTTCATATCTTCCCTTCTGCTTTGTATTAATTCTATCCGTTCATCTTTCTGATGTCATAAACAAATTGTTTTTGGAAATAAAACGCATGGTTTTTGTCCGAAACATAGCGATGATAAATATCCGAATAGATAGGGTGATAATTGCCGCTTGAATCCCTGGCATCCTTACTTCGAACTTGGATATGTTTACCATTTGAAGTATGAATAAACCCATCCTGACTATTCTCTATGTGTTTTTTAAGCTGGCGACATATCGAATAGTAATCGTCTTCCCAAATGTCTTTCAGTTTTGAGAACTTGCCCTGTTTTAAATCTATGTTGATACTATCAAGAAACATCCAATTACGAGGATTACCTTCTTTGCATACTGGGACGTATAGAATGTTACTGATTTTTTCATAGAGATGTGTTTCTTCAAATGGTCTTTGTTTAATTAATTCATCAATAACACTACTGATCTGAGTGATAAAAACAGTCTCAAGAGGATGACCTGCGGAATCACATTTATTAGTTTTTAACTCACCATCTTCAAAATCAAGATTTGAACTTGAAAGATTCATCCCCAAAGCCAGTTCAAGAAGCTGGCCGGTTTTTCCCTTATTGATAATTATCATATCCATATCTGTTGAATTAAACAGCTTCCCGAATGGTATTCCAGATAGTTTAATTAGTCTTTTATGGGCTTCAGCAAGCTTCATAGCTGACCCTCCTTCATTTATGTAGCGCAAGCAGCGTCCTTACTCTGTAATAACAAAGAAAGGGCCTTACGAAATACGTAGAGCCTTTCAACATGATGGTAAACCATCAAGAATTAGAACAAGTATTCTTCATCAAAATCATTCGGATCTAGTCCGGCATCCTCAAGAGCCTCTCTTCTCTCATCCTCATCCATCAATTCAAATTCATCCTTATCAATTCCATACACCTCTATTTCTTCTTCAATATTGTCAAGTTTTTCGCTCGGCGCGTCAATAAAACCGTGTTCAACATCCCACACATAGTCATCAAATTTATCACACATATGAAAACTCGCATTATGGTGCCTTATATATAATATGAGTCGCCCGACAAATGGGGCGCTAGAACCTTGAAAACCTAATACATTACCTTTTCTAAATAGTATAAT